TAAAACAAGAAAGAATAAAAGAGAAGATAGCAAATGATACAAGCATTAATAGGACCAATAGCAAATCTCGCAGGAACATGGTTTCAAAACAAAGTCGAAAAGACAAAAGCAGACGGACTCGCTAAAGTTGCAGAGGCTAAAGCTCGTGCTACTGTTGCAGAAAAGGTTGCAGCAGGTGAAGTTGCATGGGAAGGTAAAATGGCAGATGCTACAGTGGATTCTTGGAAAGACGAGTTTGCGTTAGTTGTACTACTAGCTCCTGCTATACTAGTCTTCATTCCGGGCATGAGAGAGTATGTAAAAGATGGCTTTGAGATACTAGCTACATTACCTGATTGGTATCAGTATTTATTGTACATAGCCATATCTGCATCATTTGGTATCAAAGGTGTAGGACAAGCAGCCAAGATGTTAAGGAAAAAATAATGGCTTTTAAAGATTACATAAAAGGAAAAAAACCAGTAGGTAAAAAAACTAACTTAAAAACTACATATAAAGGTAAGCCTACCGGAAGGTTTATATACATAGATAAAGATGGTCAAAGGGTATCTGAAAAATCTACCACATTTAAATATAAAAATAAAGTTATAAATATACCAACAATACATAAAGGTTACAAATTTAACATCGGGGAGTTAAGAGCAATGTTAGATGAGGGTTTGATAAAACCCACAAGTGTAAGCAAAACTAATTTAACAAGTAAAGCAACTGGCAATCCAACTGCTTCTTTAAAAACTCAATACAAGACAATGGGTAAAAAAGCAGGAGAGAGAAGTAAAAATCTAAAGGTTAGCAAATGACGATAAAAGCCTTGACATTTCTAAAGATTTTTGGTATAATTAATAGAATAAGTAATTATTTTTGGCATCTACACGTAAAAGAAATACGTAAAAATCAAACAAGATAGGATTGAAGAATGAACTTAGTGGCATTGCAAGATGAGATTGCTAATGACGAGGGAATAAAATACGAGTTGTATTTATGTTCAGAAAATCATTTGACCGGGGGTATCGGGCATTTAATTACAGAGTGGGATGTAGATTACTATGGTAAACCTGTGGGATATCCTGTACCACACGAACAAGTGAATGATTGGTTTGAAAGAGATATACAAGTAGCCATAGGTGATTGCAAAGATGTCTTTGATGACTTTGATGGGCAGCCAGAGGAGATACAAAGAGTGTTGGCGAATATGTCTTTTCAACTAGGCAAACCAACCTTGAGTAAATTTAAGAACATGATTGCTGCTGTGAATAATCACGATTATCAAGAAATGGCAAATCAGATGGAAGACTCACGTTGGTACAAACAAACAACCAACAGAGCACAGCGTCTAATAGACAGAGTTGTAGCACAAGGAATACCACATTGAGCAGAGAACTAACAGAAAGACAACAGAAGTTTTTAGATGTCCTGTTTGAAGAAGCAGGTGGGGATGTTGTACAAGCAAAGTTACTAGCAGGTTACTCTGAGAAAACATCTACAGCAAGTGTAGTGGCTTCTATGAAAGATGAAATCATGGATGCTACAACATTATACATGAGCAGAAATGCACCAAAGGCAGCAGTGGCTATGGTGAGTGGTGTTGATGACCCAACACAGTTAGGCATCAGAGATAAGTTATCTGCATCAAAAGAACTGTTAGACAGAGTTGGTTTAATTAAAACTGAGAAAGTTCAAGTAGAGGCATCAGGTGGTGTTATGATACTGCCACCAAAGAAGGGAGAGTAAAATGACCACTGGTATAAAAAAATTATTATCTTTAAGTAAAGAAGCCAACGAGTTAATAAAAAAAATAAAAACTATACAACAAAAGAAAAACAAAACAGACACAGATAAAAAGAAATTGCAAAATTTAAAAAGTGACTTAAAAAAAGAAAAGTCTGTCATACGTAAAACAAAAGATATGGAGAGAGACAAGTTTTTAAAAGTTATGAAATATCCCCCTAAAAATAAACAAACGAAATCTGACAAAGGTGAAATAATGTTTGCTGATAGAGTTAGGAGAATAAAGGCAGAAATAGACGATAATTATTTTAAAGAGTTAAATGAAGCTATAAGAACTGGCAAACCTATGGAGTTTCCAAAACGTTTGACTAAAAAAGAAAAAGAAGCTGTAAACGAAAAATTTATAAAAGACTTTGAGGCATATCTAAGAAAATCAGCAGGTGGATTAGTGGCAAAAAAATATGCTAATCCTGTGAGGATTACTAACAATTTAAAAAAATAAATAATGGATAGAAGTTTAGGTAAGTGGAAGTTACCACAACCCACAGATTTAAAAGACGAAGACCAAAAAGAATGGATACAGATACCACGTATAGCACGAACTGTTCCATTTGGTTATAAGATTAACAAAGATGATAGAGAATTACTTGACCCCATACCATATGAGTTAGAGGCACTAGAGTTAGCAAGGAGACACGTGAAACAATATTCACTAAGGCAAGTTGCTAATTGGCTGACAACAAAGACAGGCAGACAGATATCTCATATTGGTTTAAGGAAAAGATTATTACATGAACGACAACGTAAGAACAAGGCTAGAACTCTTAAACGATGGTCCGAGTATGCCACGAAAGCAATCGAGAAAGCGAAAGCCATCGAAGAAAGTAGAATCGGAGCAAAAGCCTAAGACAGTAGATGACGTAGAAGCTATACCTGTTGCAGAACAGAATGTAGTATTCCAACCAAATGAAGGACCTCAAACAGAGTTCCTTGCTTCACCTGAAAGAGAAGTCTTGTATGGTGGTAGTGCAGGTGGTGGTAAGTCATATGCTATGTTAGCAGACCCACTAAGATACATGGGTCACCCACAGTTTAGTGGATTGTTGTTACGACACACGACAGAAGAACTAAGAGAACTTGTTTGGAAGTCAAGAGAATTATATCCTTTAATATACAAAGGGATAAAATGGTCAGAAAGAAAGATGCAATGGGTAGCTCCTTCAGGTGCAAGACTGTGGATGTCCTACCTAGACCGAGATGATGACGTACTAAGATATCAGGGTTTAGCTTTTAGTTGGATAGGCTTTGATGAATTAACACAATGGGCAACACCATTTGCTTGGAACTACATGAGGTCAAGACTACGTTCTACTGCTCCTGATTTACCTGTGTATATGAGGGCAACAACTAACCCCGGAGGTCCGGGTCATCAGTGGGTTAAGAAAATGTTTATTGACCCTGCACCTTATGGAAGAGCATTTGATGCCACAAATATTGAAACAGGAAAAGTTCTTAAATACCCTGATGGGCATAGTAAAGCAGGAGAAGCCTTATTTAAAAGACGATTCATCCCTGCTAGGTTATCTGATAACCCATACCTATCATCTCAAGGAGATTACGAAGCAATGCTTCTATCCCTCCCTGAACACCAAAAGAAGCAGTTGCTTGAGGGCGATTGGGATATTAAAGAAGGTGCTGCTTTCACTGAGTTTGATAGGAATACTCACGTTGTTGAGCCTTTTGCAATTCCAAGAAATTGGGTTAAGTTTAGGTCTTGCGACTATGGTTATGGTTCTTATAGTGCTGTGTTGTGGTTTGCTGTTTCTCCAGACGAGCAGATTATTATATATAGAGAGTTGTATGTTAGCAAAGTCCTTGCCACAGATTTGGCAGATATGATATTAGACTTAGAAGCCGATGATGGAAATATTAAGTATGGGGTTTTGGATAGCTCTCTTTGGCATCGGAGGGGTGATACTGGTCCTTCTCTTGCTGAACAGATGATACAAAAAGGCTGTAGGTTTAGACCTTCTGATAGAAGTAAAGGCAGTCGAGTGGCAGGGAAAAACGAGATACATAGAAGATTGCAGGTAGACGAGTTTACGGAACAACCAAGGATGATATTTTTTAACACTTGCACCGAAACTATATCACAGCTACCTGCGATACCTTTAGATAAAAGAAATCCAGAAGACGTGGATACAAAAGCAGAAGACCATATCTATGATGCATTACGATATGGCATTATGTCAAGACCTAGATTTAGTATATTTGACTATGACCCTGTGGGCAGACCGACTAGTAGTATGCCTGTAGCAGACGCAACCTTTGGATATTAATATGGCAGAAGAAGAAATGATGTTAGAAGATGAAGCGATAGCTTTAGAGGATTCTGACAGAACAGAAGCAACAGATTATCAAGTTAGTAACATAGTAGATTATGTTATGGGTAAATTCAAAAAGTCTGAAGATTACCGATACGAAGATGAACTTAGATGGGTTAGAGCCTACAGAAACTACAGAGGTTTATATGGTCCGGATGTACAATTCACTGAAGCAGAAAAGTCAAGAGTATTTATAAAAATAACTAAAACTAAAACTCTAGCTGCATATGGTCAGATAGTAGACGTTCTATTTGCAGGGAATAAGTTTCCTATAAGTATAGAACCAACAGAGTTACCTGAAGGAGTATTGAAAGATGTTAGTTTCGACCCTAAAGAACCTGAAGAAATACGTGATAGATTGGATGAGTTTTCATCGCCTTATGGTTTTATGGGAGATGGCACGGATTTTCCGAAAGGTGCGACTGCGAAGAGTTTGCAGGATGGTCTTGGTCCTATCCAACAAGATTTGGAGGGCATTGAAAACCTTAAAGCAGAAGCAGGAAAAACACCGACAGCGATAACATTTAGTCCTGCAATGATTGCTGCAAAGTCTATGGAAAAACAAATCATGGACCAACTGCAGGAGTCAAACGCTAACAAGCATTTAAGAAGCACGGCTTTTGAAATGTCTTTATTTGGCACAGGTGTTATGAAAGGACCTTTCGCTGTTGACAAAGAATATCCTAATTGGGATGACGAAGGAGTATACAGTCCTATATTTAAAACTGTTCCACAAGTGACAAATGTTTCTGTTTGGAACTTTTACCCTGACCCTGATTCTACAAACATAGACCAAGCACAGTTTGTTATTGAACGACACAAGATGTCAAGAACAGAGTTGCGTTCTCTTAAGAAAAGACCTTTCTTTCGTAAACAAGTTATTGAGGAAGTTATAGGTGATGGCGAAAACTATGTTAAGAAATATTGGGAAGATGATTTAACAGATTACAATCAAGAAAACTATGTAGAAAGATTTGAAGTTCTTGAGTATTGGGGTATGATAGATGTCGATATGCTAATCGACCAAGAGGTAGACATACCAAGAGAACTAAAAGACTTTGAAGAATTACAAGCAAACATTTGGGTTTGTAATGGTAAGTTACTTAGAGTTGTGCTAAATCCATTTAAACCTGCGAAGATACCTTACATGGCTGCACCCTATGAACTAAATCCATACTCTTTCTTTGGTGTGGGTCTAGCAGAAAACATGGATGACACACAGACATTGATGAATGGTTTTATGAGAATGGCTGTGGATAATGCAGTATTATCAGGAAACTTGTTGATAGAGGTAGATGAAACAAACTTAGTTCCCGGACAAGACCTATCTGTGTATCCGGGTAAAGTATTTAGAAGACAAGGTGGAGCACCGGGTCAAGCAATATTTGGCACAAAGTTTCCAAACGTATCTAATGAAAACTTACAACTGTTTGATAAAGCAAGACAGTTAGCAGATGAAAGCACAGGTATGCCATCATTTGCTCATGGACAAACAGGAGTGTCAGGTGTGGGTAGAACTGCATCTGGTATATCCATGCTGATGAACGCAGCAGCAGGAAGTATTAAAACTGTAATCAAAAACGTAGATGACTATTTACTCAAACCATTGGGTGAAGGATTATTTAGATTTAATATGCAGTTTAACTTTGACCCTGAAATAAAGGGTGACTTAGAAGTAAAAGCTAGAGGCACAGAAAGTCTAATGGCTAACGAAGTTAGGTCACAAAGATTGATGGGATTCTTACAAGTAGCTTCTAATCCTGCACTAGCACCTTTTGCTCTCTCCTC